GTTGTTGGTGTGATAGCGGTATTGCTAGTAATGATTACAATAAAGGTTTTCTTTTTATGACCACGCAGAATGAACCACAGCTATCAGCGGAGATGGAGGAGAAGTTCGAGCAAATGTGGACTGAGGGAACAGGTCTACACGATAGAGCAAAGCACTTCCTCGCCACTGCCCTAGAGGAACGGTCAATTGATACTATCGAAAAAATAAATAAATCATTTTACGAGAATGAGCTATCCACTGCCATAGAGGAGCAGAGAGCTGACTATGTGCGGAAGGTGGAGAAGCTGTATTGCTTCGTTGAAAATTGCGACGATGTTCTTGTAAAAAAAGACGATTTACTCGACATATTGAAGGGGGAAACGAAATGACAAAATATTACCTTCCAGAAGATAAGAAATGCGCTCACTGTGGTGGTAATCTCAGTCCTCACTATCTTGGAGAGTTGGGTGGTATTAAAATCTGGTGTGACGACTGTGGGTCTAATTCTCCAGAAAGTCCTCCAAGTGTAGAAATCATGACAAAACAGATAGACACCCTCACGCTCTGCGAAAACTGTTACTGCATGACTAAAAGCATTGATGGTAAATGTGGCAAGTGTGGTCTTACAGACATCAATGTCCCTAAGATGACAAAACAGACTAGCACTACACAAGGTTGGCAGGAATTATGTGTTGATGTTCTAGACGGAAAGGAAGTATGAAATTATTCGACAAACTAATTGTCTATCTAGGTCTGACGCTGTTGGTCGCCGGCATGTGGCTAGAACGTATGTGGTACAAACTAACGGGCAAAGTACTATGAAACTAGTATGGCAACTATTTGAGTCGATCATCAGACTATCACTGATTATTTCTATAATATCCGACTTCTGGAGAGATCAGGTGACTATCGAAACAGTCTGTGTGCTTTTAATTATTCTGTGGAACGTCCTGCTGGATATTAAGGCAGTCATTGCAGTAAAAGAAATGATTATCAGCATCAATAGCGAAAAGGAAAAATCATGAAACAGATCATCATAGCGCAATCAATACTGATTGCTCTCTTGCTTATGTTCAGCATTCATCTTATGAGCAGACACAATCGATTGTATGTACAGTATACAGATTGCATGGACACAATAGATATATTTGCAAACTGGAAAGAGTCACTGATGCGTTAGATAACGGAGTGTGATACGATTGACTATTATGAACGACTTCAATACTTGGCACGACAAACAACCAAAAACCACCAGCAACAGATTTAAACCAAAGTGGACAGTCGATACTGTGCTGTGGATCATCAAGGAACTGAATCAAATGACGAACTATGCTGATCTGCAGTATCAGCTCGTCAAAGACTACAGTATAAGCATGGCTTCAGCCGGTCTGTGGATAGAAATGTCTCGCAGGGTAATGAAGGACATGAATAACGGTCTGTCGCTTGAAGATGCAATCAAGCGTGATAAAGAGCGCAGAAATCAGCGACGTCGTTTGAATAAAGATATGCACAAAAAGCAACTGACTGAAGAAGAAGTGATCGAAATACGACAAAAAGCGAAGGATCATTCACAGGTGCAAATTGCAGAAGAATATGGAATCGGCAAAAGTACCGTGTCTTCTATCATAAATCGTACCCGGTGGAAAAATCTATAGTGATTGAGAGAGGGAGTGGCGGAATAGGTAGACGCTCACGAGGAGTCACAGTAGAACTAAAAAGCTACTATAGAGTGAACTATGCGAGGTGACTATACGAGTTCATGGAGCATGTATAACTCAGTGCATTAGACAGAGTACCCATGATCTCGGCAAATCCTCGCCTCCCTCTCTTAGTTTGTATACATCTTTCTGCCGATATATACAAATTGATACTTTACAACCGTTTGACAACGATCTAGTATGGTAAGTATGCAAGCACGATCAAGACTTCAAAAGAACAAAAGAAAAAACACAATAATTCTAGTATTCGTAGCGATACTTGGCTTACTCATTGGTTACACACTGGCACTCAACATAGCTGTAAAAGAAACAAAAGAAGTGCGATCGCTACCCAACAGCGCAACAATTATCGAACAGGTTCACGCCTCAGAAGATGTAAAAGAAGAAGTGTTGATGGCAAAAGTGACTGCGTACTCTTGCATAGGTTTAAAGACCGAAGCACAGATTCGGATGAACTGCCCATCGCTACTCAGTGGCAAGCCACGCACCGCCGACGGCACTGTACCGGTAGCTTACAAGACCGTCGCATGTGATCGTGCGAACTTGGGAAAATATTTTGATCTAGAGGACATTGGTGTCGTGAAGTGTACAGATACTGGTAACGCAATCAAGGGAGCAGGTCGCTTTGATTTATATGTCACAGACGTCGCTGAAGCACGAAAATGGGGTGTCAGAGAACTATCTTATAAACTAGTAATAAAAGAATAACCAATGTTCACACTAGGCAACATCAATGTCCGTAAGAATGAACCCATTCAGGATAAACAACTTGATTTAATTATTATTCCGCACTCTGATCTAGTAAAACTTGACCTATTGAAAACTACAAACTGGCAAATGATTACTAATCTGACCAGCATTACAGACGAGGAAGACACTCAATATTCATTAAGTGAAATAAAGAAATATTTTGGAAAGGAGTTCCATGCAAAATGAACCAATTAAATATCTGCTATTGAAATCTATAGTGTTTGCCTTCACAGTTAGTATCGGATCGTCATTGCTTTTGATTATGGTATCTCTTGCGGTAACGAAAACGATCCTACATATATGATACTCATCATTCTCTTGTACTCATTCGCTATCTGGTACGTCGCTTTTGTGCTAACGCAACTTGATGGACCGCATAAACTACTGTCAAAAGTGCGTGATAAATTTGATTCTGATTGGTCACCACTGTCGTGCATTTACTGCACGATATTCTGGGTTAGTTTGACACTTTGCTTTATCGAAGAACTAACATACTTTTACATCTTTGCATTAGCCGGAATAGCATCGTTTATTCATCAGATATTTGAAAGGCTTGATCAATGAGCTGTCTGTGCACAAGAATCAACACAACGATCGTCTGCAACAACTGTCAAACGGCGACCGTCATTCGTCACAAAGAGAGATACACAGCACTTGAAGCAGTCAAACGAAACGGTATAAAATGCAAGAAGTGTCACAACACGACATTCTCTGTACAATAAAAAACTATGCGACTTGGATTTATTGGAAACTTCAAGCCACCATTCTCTACGGAAAACGATCGTGTGTGGTCATTTGAGAAACTAGGTCATACGGTCATCAAGTTTCAAGAGAACAAGACGACTGCTAACCAGATTTTAAAGCAGGGTCGAAAACTTGATGCGCTATTCTACTCGCACACACACGGTTGGCAAATAGATCATTTAAAAGAAGTGTTTGCAAGATTTAAAGAAGCAAAGATACCCACGGTTTCAGTACATCTTGATCGATGGGCAGGGTTAGATCGTGAAAAAGATATCGGTACTGAGGCGACGTGGTTTACAGAGTACATTTTCATGGCTGACGCATCGCCGGAAGCAATCGAGCTGTATAAGAAGCACAATCTGAACTGGTATTGGCTCAAGCCGGGCGTTATTGAGCGTGACTGCTATCTAGCAGAGCCAGACAAAGTACGATTCCCACACGACATTATCTTCGTCGGGTCACGAAACTATCATAAAGAATATCCATTTCGCACAAAGCTAGTCGACTGGCTCAGTAAGACATACGGCGACGCATTTGGTCATTACGGCAACGATGGTCTTTCGATAGTTCGTGGTCACGATCTAAATGTGCTCTACGCAAGTGCAAAAGTAGTAGTAGGAGACTCCTGCTTTGCCGGGACGCCATACTACTGGTCAGATCGAGTCACAGAAACACTTGGTCGTGGTGGCGTACTCGTACACCCACGCTCTGAAGGAATGGGTGATTTACCAATTGAGGCGTACGAAAAAAACAATCTCAATTCGCTCAAGCAGTCAATTGATTACTATCTCAGCAACCAATCATTCCGTGAAATGTACCGGAAGTATGCACAGATTTATGTAAAAGAAAACGAAACGTACACGAATCGAAGCATTGAAATGCTCGAAGTAATCTTTGATGAAGGCAAAAATGGACGTCACAATCACAATTCATAATCCAACACAAATACACGTCGATTGCATCAAATCGTTACTGCACAATCGTTCGTACGTGGGCAACATCGTCATTATCGACAATGCGAGTGGTCACTCAGAGTTTGTAGATGAAATAGCAATGATGGCAAACATCTACCATCGTCTTGAAAAGCAGGTTAGCATCGGCGAGTCATGGAATATCGGAATAGAACTGACGCAATCAAGATACGTTCTTGTGTGTAACGATGACATATTATTTACGAAAAACTGGTGCATACCGCTTATTGAAACAATATTTTTACAGACGAGTGCGTGAGATCGGATACACAACAAATACACACTTCAACTCGTACGTGCATCACTATACCGGTCAAACAATGAGACAAATTGAAAACTTCGAAGAAATCAAAAAGCGTGGGAATGTGCTCTTTGATGAAAGGTGGTCACATGGGAAGATATAAAGACTTCGTAGATAGGTGGGGCGAGCACGAGCGTGGCTGTTCAAAACTACTGTATTACTGGATAACTGACAATTTTAAACCAAAATCTGTGATAGATATTGGCTGTGGCTCAGGAGTGTTTCTACTTGACTATTTGGAGTCAAATATAGAGGTACTTGGCGTCGATTTTGAAGAAAACGCCCGGAAACTGCTCGCTGACAGGCTCGTAGTTCACGACCTATCAAAACCGCTATACATCAAGCAAAAGTATGATATTGCTATGTCAATTGAGGTCATTGAACACATAGATGCACAGTTTGAGGACATTGTCATCAAATCTATAGCCGATTCTTCTGATTTGATCCTATTTTCAGGAGCAAAGCCAAATCAGATCGGCGAAAATCACATCAATTGTCAAACGAAGGAATACTGGATTAGCAAATTCGAGCAACACAACTGTAGATTATGGTTACGAAAGTCAAACGATCTAGTTGATTTCATGAATAGTCAAAGCGAGTTTTTAAAGTGTCCGTGGCTTGTCGAGAACCTGATAATACTAAGACGAGAGACATAATATCTGGAAAAATATGCGTAATCTAGGGATGATCGTGTTTTCAAATGACTCCGGTCTGGGAGCGCAAACACGACGCTTGTGCTATATGTTGAAACCAAACAGAGTGTTGGTTGTTGATCTATCTCTGCTGTCAAAAAATAGAACCCACCACATTGATTGGTACGAAAGTTTTAAAGGATACAAGGTACGAGGCTTTCCAACGGATAGAGAGGTCAGAGTGTTTCTTCGTGGTCTAACCGACGTATTCTTATGCGAGAACGCCCTGAACAATACGCTGTACTCTGTTGCGAAACAAATGAATATTCGTGTATTTATACAAACGAATTATGAATTCTGTGACCATTTAAATAAGAAAATCGAACTCCCATACAAGTTTTTGATGCCAAGTCACTGGCACGTTAGTACGATGAAAAATCAATTCGGCGACGATCGTGTGCAATATTTACCACCTCCCATTAATCCCAACGATTTTGTAGAAGCACGAGAAATCAACTTTCTTCGAGACAAGAATCGTATGTATATGAAACCAAGGTTTTTACATATTATCGGTACGCTGGCAGTTCACGACAGAAACGGTACGCTTGATCTACTTGATAGCTTGCAATATAGTACAGCACGGTTTGATCTAGTAATACGCTCACAACACGAATTACCTCAAGGCTACCAGAGGGCAGATTCCAGGCTTTCGTACAAAATAGGTAACGTACTAGAGGCGCAAGATATGTATTGTGACTTTGATGCACTTATTTTGCCACGTAGATATGGTGGTCTGTCTCTAACTACAAACGAAGCACTGATGAGCGGGCTACCCGTTATCATGACTGATATTTCACCCAATACTGAACTACTGCCACCAGAATGGCTCGTCAAAGCGACAAAGAAGTCATCATTCATGACTCGAACGATGATTGATGTGTACGAAACCGACAAAAAACAGCTCGCAAAAAAACTCGACTGGCTAGCACAGCAAGATTTTGATACTATGAAGACACAAGCGTTTGCAATCGGTCACAACCACTTCAGCGAAGGAGCTTTGAAGCAAGCGTATCAACAGTTATGGTCACAATAGTATTACCCGTCAGCAGAGATACATACTTGAAGCGAGTATTCGCTAATTTAGAGATGTTGCAGTGCGATCGAACACAGGTCAATTTGCTCTGCTTTGTTGATGGTCCGCTAAATCTATTTGAAAAGGCACGAAACTTTACGGTTAACAGCAAATTTAACGAAAAACTATGCGTCTATCGTAGGCGTGGCGAGGGCAGTGTCGGAAGTATAAAGCGACGCCGACAGCGAATAGCAGATATTCACAACGAGCTAAAAGTGCTGATCAAAAACGCAGAGTACATCTTCTTGATTGAGGACGACACGATCGTGCCTACTAACGCACTTGCAAAACTACTCCATCACTATCTAACAATGCCAAGCATGGGTATAGTGTCCGGCATTCAAATTGGTCGCTGGGGATTTGATCATATTGGAGCGTGGTTAGTAGACGATATCTATTCACCCAATGCTATAACAAGCGTCAAACTAGAAGAGGGATTACAGCAAGTTGACGCAACTGGTCTGTACTGTTGTCTGACAAGAGCAGAGCACTATTTGCGCTTCAACTTTGAACCATTTATGAACGCACTTGGTCCAGACGTAGCGTTCGGCGTCTATTTGCGACAGCAGGGGTATTTGAACTATGTCGACTACAGTATCAAATGTGATCATATTACTGCAAAAGAAAAGATATCGTTTGATAGAGATATCGTGCAGGTACAACTGACAAAAACAAGTAATAACGATTGGAGTCTCCAAAAACTATGACAGAAAAAACAACGCTCAAGATCGATCAAATTAAACTTAACCCAGATAATCCGAGAATTATCCGTGATGATAATTTCAAGAAGCTCGTACAGTCGATCAAGGACTTTCCAGAGATGGCTACAGTTCGTGAGGTCATAGTTAATACAGAGCACATTATCCTAGGTGGCAACATGCGCTTCAAGGCTATGGTTGAGGCTGGCTGGAAAGAAGTACCGGTTCGCATAGTTGACTGGTCTAAAGAAAAACAACGTGAGTTTATCGTCAAAGATAACGTGTCCGGCGGTGATTGGGATTGGGACATGCTCGCAAACGAGTACGAAATGGAAGAGCTAGATATGTGGGGACTTGAGCTACCAAAAGACTTCAACGCTACCGATGTTGAGGAGGATGAACCGCCAGAGGTATCAAAAGACCCAGCTATTTCTCAAACAGGAACGGTCTATGCGCTCGGCAATCATCGAGTTATCTGTGGCGACAGCACAAAGATCGAGGATGTCGTAAAGCTCATGGGGGGGGGCAAGGCTGATCTGCTGTTAACTGATCCTCCGTATAACGTGGAATACGTCGGTAAAACAAAAGAAGCACTTACTATCAAGAACGACAAGCAGGACGACACCACCTTTCTACAATTCTTAGTCGACGCATTCACATCTATGGTATCAGTAGCAAAAGAGGGAGCGACCTTCTATATCTGGCATGCGGACTCAGAGGGTTACAACTTTAGAAACGCATGCAAGCAAGCTGGGCTTACAGTACGACAGTGTTTGATATGGAACAAGAACGCTATGGTAATGGGACGACAGGACTATCAGTGGAAGCACGAACCTTGCTTATACGGCTGGAAAGACGGCGCATCGCACACTTGGTACTCGGACCGGAAGCAAACGACCGTCATTGATCACGAGCGACCAAGTAGATCAGAGGATCACCCTACTATGAAGCCGGTAGGACTTATGGCGTACCAAATCAATAACAGTAGCAAGGCTGGCGATATCGTACTCGATGTATTCTTGGGATCTGGATCGACGCTGATGGCTTGCCAGCAAACTAATCGTATCTGTTATGGTGTAGAGCTTGATCCAAGCTACGTTGACGTTATTCGCAGGAGATATCACAAGTTTTTAACCGGAAGCGAGGATGGATGGCAGGACGCCACACCAGCAGTTTAAAGTGATATAGTAGTTACATGCGTTTACTGTGAAAAATCTGTGAGATAAATATGGCAAACGAACAAAATCTCAAGCCATTTGTTGAAGGTGATGACCCACGTAGAAATACGAACGGTCGACCAGTGGGTGGAAAGAATCTAGCGACGCTCGTTCGTGAGCTTGAGTCAGAGGACTTCGACTGGTCAAAAGTACCGTTGAAACAAAGAGACGCCGTAAAATCGATGGGCAGTCCATGGAAGGCGATCGTATTCACAGCACTAGCAAAAGCAGTGTCCGGCGACGTCAAGGCGATGGAGTGGCTACGAAAGTCTGGTTATGGCGACAAACTCGATATAACCACCAAGGGAAAAGAAATACAGTCACCACTCATAATATCAACAATCAAACCACGCAATGCTGAAACTGAAGAGCAAACAACAGATAGTAATTGAAGCACTTAACAATCCGAAGGTGCATACTATCGTGCTGATCGGCAGTGTGGGTACTGGCAAGACAGATATTGCGGCTCACGCATCGATATCTATCTGCTACGAGTTTCCAAAAACCTACTTTCCTGTGATTAGAGCTAATCTTTCAACTGCAAAGCGGTCTGTTATTCCGTCATATCTTGAGATGCTGGACAAAATGAACTTTATTGAGAATGAAGATTACCGGTTTAATCGTCAAGACAATGAGATTCTATTTATTCATAACAAATCGAAAATAACATTCATTGAAGCTGATGCAACAAAAGATCGCCAAGCACGAAAGCTGAAGGGTATCAACGCAACTGCTAATCATATCGACGAAGCTGACGAGCTAACAGAAATCATGTTCATCACAGCAGTATCACGTCGTGGCAGAAGAAACGAAAATGGTCAACCTAGCGTGTCGATCATTACCATGAACCCGAACGATACATATCTGAAGCGTAGGTTCTATGACCCATGGCGAGCAGGAACGCTTGAAAAGGGTGTGCTAGTGATCGAGTTCAATCTTGAGGACTCATGGCAGAGCAAAGACGACATCGACATGATGAAGTCTAATCCTAGGCCATGGCAGGAACGCTACCTATTCAACAATTGGGACTATGCAGACGACGATCTGAACCTTTTCAAGTATCGCTACTTCACGAGTGCTATCAAAAACGAACTCGACGGTAATGCGATGCGTGTGATTGGGTATGATGTAGCACGATCTGGTACTGACAGGTCAGTGATTGCACTGTGGTATGGTAAAACGCTCGTTGATATCAAGATAATAAAAGACCACCACGATCAAATGACCACTGACGATCAAGCACTGGAGCTGATCAAATACTCTATTCAAAACGCCGTACTGCCACAAAATATATCAATCGATGCGGTAGGAATTGGCGTCGGCGTCATCGATCACATGAAGTCAAAGGGGATGCTTGTTCGAGAGTTCGTGTCAGGTGCTAAAGCATTGTCAGACAAATACGACAATTTGCGCTCTCAGGTTATATTTGAGTTTGCACAAGGACTAGAAAAGGGTATTATTAGCATATACGAAGGATGTGCGTTTCGTAACGAACTGATCAATGAAGCAATGGCGCACAATCACAACATTGACGACAAACGACTGTCGGTTGAGAGCAAGGACAAAGTGAAAACACGCACAGGCAGTCTGAGTCCTGATATACTGGACGCAGTAGTTATGGGTTTATATCCACAACTCGATATAGACCCAAAGAGAAACGCTAGCAGAATTGCATACTAACAGCAAACTATGTTCAATAACTTACGCAAACAAATAGCAAGCATTATTGCACCAACCAATAACTCGATGTCACTTCCCGGTGAGTTTCGAAGATTTGGCTCAAAAGCAATGCATCCCGATTGGACACAAGTTGTAATGTCAGACGAAGATCTGTACACCGGGTATTCATTTGCGGCTATTCGCAATCGTGCAACGTTCGTCGCAAGAATAGCGACTGATAACGTCACAACTGAAAGCAATGATCAGCAAGAAGATTTTACCCATCCACATTTAAAAGCAATAAGCACCTCACCCACATTCTCTGACTATGCGTTCTGGTACGCAATCAGTACATATCTCGATCTTGAGGGATGGTTTCCTCTGATGGCAATTCGCAACTTTTCAGCAAATAGATTTGGAGCTGTCAAAGAGTTCAAGCTATTAAATCCATACCAAGTGCGTCGAGTTATTAAAGTTAACGAAGGTGTCGTGACTATCGGTGGCTATATCGAGTCCAAAAACGGATATATTCGTGAGATACCGCCGGAACTGATCATTGATATTCGAGAGCTGAACCCATTTGATGACAATACGCCCTTCTCGATGTCTGATGCCGCTAAGGAGTCACAGTTCACACTCAAAACTGCTGGCGACTACACACGTCACACAATGAAGCACAACATCAACGCTCCCGGTATTCTCAGCACCGACGTCGTGCTACCAGATCAAGACTTCAGTAACTTTGTTGCTCGTGTTAGAGACAACACCAAGGGCGAGCCAATCTTCGGCAATGGAAAAGGATCAATCGACTGGAAAGACATGAACGTCGATCTATCGAAAGCGTCACTGAAAGAAGTTAACGAGCTAAATCGTGAAGCATTGTCAGCGGTGTACGGCGTATCAAAGACAGTGCTTGGTATTGAGCAGTCGGGAACAACACGAGAAACAGCGAAAGTGCAAAAAGACTTGCTAATCGAGGGGCAAATACTCCCACGCATTCAACTGATCATAGACTCAATGAATCAGGACTATCAAAACCACTATAAAAATGAGTATGCAATAAATGATGCAAAGATAATTGTGTCAAACCCGACGGCGACCGATCATGACGCCGACATCAAGGATATTGAGGCGAAGCAAAAGAAATCAGAGCTGTACAACACGCTGATAGACAAGGGATATCCGCCACGAAAGGCATCAGACTATATCGATGGCAAGATTGGTATTGCTGATCTGGGAAAGCCAAAGCCTACCAAAATTGATCCTCCTCCTACTACGCAGGAGCATATTCATGCTGACGACCAAACTTTTGAGATAAAAAAAAATGAGATAGATAGCGAAAGCGGTCTCATTCAATCACAAGAAAGCTCACTCAAAAATGCGGTAATCAATCTCGATCAGCATCTTGTGGGCGATTCTATTACTCGATTGCAAATGAAGCTCAATAGTAACGCTCAGTCGGTTACTACAGACGACGTGCTAAGTGAAACTGACAAAAATCAATATATCGATGAGCTAACAGCAGTGCTTCTGGTCTTCTATGGCGTCGTCATGCAGTTCGAGGGTGGTAAATCAATGCGCAAGCGCACAAGCGAGTACGCACTAACTGGTCAGTTTACACTAGATCAAACTACTAAGAAATATATCAAGAACATCTCTCAAAAAGTAGCTGACAGTCATATCAATACCGTCGTTGACGATATTCTAGTAACAGCACGAGCATCAGCACTTGAGGGAAAAAGCCAGACTGAGATTATTCGTGATATCAGAGAGAAGTACAATCAAACTATCTCTGAAACACGAGCAAAAGCGATCGCACGTACAGAGACAAATAGAGCGTTCACACGAGCGCAGTACGAAGCTGATCGGCAGTTCATAAAGCAGAATAAACTAGGCAAACAAGCGTATAAACGCTGGAAAACCAGATCGGATAACCCCTGCCAGTTCTGTAAAAGTCTAGCAAATGGACCGCTAATCAAATTCAACGATGCCTTTGCTGATCTTGGAGACAATATCGAGGTCGACGGGAAGACACTCCCGGTAAACTTTGAAACGATACAGGCTGGAAACGCTCACACAAACTGCTCGTGTATTTACGAGCTGGTTATTCTCGACGCTGACAACTCAATCAACGAGATAGAGGATCGTGTAAAAGAAAAAGAGTCAAAGTTGAATAAGGAAATAGATCAAATACTAGAGGTGCTCAAATGAAAATAGACGAACTGCAAGAAAAAGTCGGTCAGTTAAAACTGCAAAAACAACAACTAGCAGAACGAGCTACTGTAGTCAATGCGTTGCTCCCGGTATCCAATCAGCTACAAACGATCATCAAAGACAAAGTTGAAACCAACAAAATGCTGTTCTTTCAGCAACTGGTAGATGGTATTGAAAAGAAACTCAACCAAAACGGCGACATTATCGACGCCATTAACAGCCAGACTGAACTACTGAAGGACAAAAATAGCCAAAAGATAGTCGCTGAGATCAAAAACCTGCTTGAAGTAGTTAGCGAGATGGGAAAAAAGACCTATTTCGATCAAAACGAGTTCAACAGCGTATTTACACAGGGCATAGAAAAAATTGCAAATCTACTGATGACGCCGGACGAAGTACCGACCGAAACGACGTACACACGACGTCTTGACGGCAAGATTGTTCGAGTAGTTGAAAAATACAATGGCTTCACGTTGGAACACAACTGGCTGTACGACTCCAACGATGAATTGATCAAGGTTAAAACAGATCGAAAATGAAACTTCACGAAATACAGCAAGCACTTGAGGCTCTTGGAGTCTGGCAGGCAATCAAAAAGGCTGGTTCTAAAAGTAACTCGATGAGTCACACTATAATAAATAGTGTCACTAACTTTTTACAACTCAGTGACGTTCCAAGCACATACTCAGGTCAGGCTGGCAAATATTTAAAAGTTACATCAGCAGAGGACGGTCTAGAGTTCGGCTCTGGAGGTGGTGGTATTGGTGCAGTTGACTCAGTAAACGGACAAACTGGCGATGTTAGTCTCAATCAGGACCACATACTCGACGGAATTACCAACAAGCAGTTTTCAGCAACAAACAAGACAAAATTAGCAGGTATCGAAGCTGGTGCGAATAACTACGTTCATCCAGCGACCCACTCGGCAGACATCATTGTTGATGGCACAACAAACAAGGCATATACCGCCACAGAAAAAACTAAATTATCTGGTATTGCGTCTGGTGCTCAAGTTAATGTAAAGGCTGATTGGAACGCTGTCTCTGGCGACGCAGAGATTCTTAATAAACCAACAATTCCAACACAATATACTTTACCCACTGCATCAGACACTGTTAAGGGAGGAATTAAGATAGGTGCTCGGCTTACTATGACGGGTGAGGTGCTCTCTGCTGACGTACAGACCACTGATATTTCAGGCAAAGTAGACAAGAACGCCGACATAGTGGGCGCAACCAAAACAAAGATCACGTATGATGCTAAAGGACTGGTTACTGCTGGGGCTGACGCTACTACTGCTGATATTGCTGACTCGACCAACAGACGATATGTAACCGATGCGCAACTAACTAATCTTCATGCTCCCGGCTCGGATAATCAAGACCTCTCACCATACTTGCTGATTACCACTGCCAGCTCGACCTATGAGCCAATCAAGGGCGTAGACGATAACTATGTAACTGACGCTGAGAAAGCCAACTTACATGCTCCGGGAAGCGACAATCAAGATCTATCACCGTATCTACTCATCACCACAGCATCATCTACTTACGAGCCGTTGAAGGGAACGGATGACAACTACGTCACCGATGCTGAAAAAATAGTTATCGGCAACACTTCTAATACAAACTCTGGCGACAACGCAGTCAACTCGCTGTACTCAGGACTAGCCGCTAGCAAACAAAATGCTCTTTCTGGCACAGGCTTTGTCAAAATCAGCGGTACGACTATCAGCTACGACAACTCGACCTACCTCACGTCGCTCTCAGGAGCAGTACTTGTATCGCAAGCATCTCCGCAAACCATTGGAGATACGACCAATCGACTAGCAAAGCTCTGGGCGACTGATATTACGGTCACAAATGCGATCGTGGCGTCGATCACTGGCAGTGCACCAACGCTCACCAACACTCGTACCTTGTGGGGTCAAAACTTCGATGGATCTGCCAACGTGTCGGGAGCTATGACTGGTCTTGCCGACATGACATTTGGCAATAACCCGACGCTGATCTGGGGTTCAAACAATTTTACTCTCAGAAGCTCAAACGCCATCGGCGTACTTGCGCTCAAGGGTAGCGTTATCAATGACCAAATACCTCGCTTTGATATATTTGATGGAACGTCAACGACGGTAAAAGTTAGCATTACAGGAGAGGGTAGAATCGCTCTTGGTACGACGATATCAGCCATCGCTGATATTCGATTGAACTCTATCGCCACGAATCAATCGTCGCTGTATGCTGGAATTTGGCAATCAGTATCGTATGCCCCAGCAAGTACGCCATCCGCAGGTGCGAACGCTCGAGGTTTGCTCTTTCAGGTTTCAACGCCAAACGTAGCAACCGACCTCTCAAACGTCATTCTGTACGGTGCGCTTGGTCAGGTCACTCATGGTGGTTCGGGCAATCTCGGTCAAGCAATCGGCATGAACCCAGGAGTTTTCCTAACAGGCTCAGGCAACGTCACTACCTCAGCAGGTATCACGCTCTCAGCCACAGCATCGGGTGGAGGCGCACACACGACCTTTTACGGCTTCCGCTCTGGTGGTATCACACTCACTGGTGGCT